CCTGCCTTAAGTGAATTATTAACTAGAGTACGAATACCATCATAATCACCCATATTTAATAAATCTACGGATGTTAGGATAGCTTTTTTAACTTGCTGATTACGACAAAAATTCGTGAATTCTGATTCTACCCATTCAATATCTTTAGAATCAGATGCCTTATAAGATTCGCGTAATCTTTCTGTAATAGAGATTTTTAGGATTTCGTTTTCTAATTTTTTTACTTCTACTGATAAAAATTCAATAGATGGGGTAGTATGATATTTGTTAAAATATTTTAATGTTTCATCTATAATCCATTGATGTGCTGGATTTTCAAAATATTCTTTATCTATTGCGTCTGAAACGTTTATAAGAAAATCTTTCTGTGTGATAAGAGCCCCTATTACCTTATCCTGGAATACAGGTCCGAATTGAGATAATTTACTCAATGTAGTCATAACTAGTTTTCAAAATTGGTTAAAGTGAATTTAAAGGGTTGAATATCTCATTCAACCAGCCTGTTACGTTAGGGATTGATTCCTCTAACTTATCAGAAATATACATACTTATAAAAACATATCCATTTAGTTCATTTTTATGTCTTGCCATTTGCTTGATAAGACTTTTATTCTCATCCGAAATAACAAGTTGTTTTAAATTCATTAATTGATTATTAATTATAAGCTGATGCTTAAATGCTAATAATGTGGAATATAACTTATGTTCGTTAAGTTTTTCCTGTGACTTTACTAATAAGTGGGTTAGATTATATTCCTTATCTTCAGACAACTCAGGGAAGAATTTTTCAAATTTCTTTGGTCCTAGTCCTGGTACTCCAGGTATATTATCTGATTGATCTCCAAGTAATATTTTTTGTAATATATAGTTCTTAGAACTAATGTTATACTCTTCGAGTACATCTTTTGGTTGATAGATTTTTTTCTTACTTGGTGAATATACTTGGACTTTATCCGAAATTAATTGTAAAAAATCTTTATCAGCAGACATTATTGTTACTTTATTGATAGCGTCATTTGTTTCAAAATCAGTTGCTAAATATCCAATAACATCATCTGCTTCTAATCCATCTATGCATATAATAGAAATAGGAAGACAATGCAGATAATGCATTAATCTTTCCATTTGAGTGGCAATAGCTTCCTTCTCGTCATCAATATTCTCACCAAAAATAGCGGAATTAATGACACGACGAGTAGTTCTATTTGCCTTATAGTCTGGAAATAAATTCTTTTTATTATTAGAACTTCCTATTCCATCGAATATTACTATTACGTAGGTCGGATTATTGATTCGAATTGCATAACCTATAGACTTAAGAAAACCAGTTAACCCACCCACATGATTGAGTGAGGGGTTAACATGGTTAATAAGGGAAAAGCTTCTTAAAAATGTATTTAAGCCATCTATTAATAATATCGAATCTGTTCTTTTTCTAGGTTCATTAGATAAATTTGCTAATAACTCACGATAACTCTTGTTCATCTTCTATTAATTTAGGAATGTCTTTAATATTTTCATCAAATTCCGAATTATCCTCAATGATAGATATATTATCTAGACTTCCTAAAACTTCTAACCATTCACTAGCGTGTTCTTTTTTATACTCTTTAACAGCAATATCATCGTCGGCTATAAATCCATGAACTGTCATAATGATAGTTCCTTTTGATTGTATCCCATTTATATGATTTTTATCGACTGATATTTTAGTACGTTTAGCAAATTCAAAATCTTTACCATTTTTGGTTGCTTTGATTTTACTAGTTCCGCTATTTGTTATATTACCAAATGTAAATACTAATGTAGAGTCAAAAAACATTGTGTCTCCACCCTTATTAGTCATTTTTGGTTGTTCATATTGTGTAGCAGGCGGTCTAACACCTACTTTATTTACGCAAACAAGTGTGTTTGTGAATGGCGAATTTTCTTTTCTAGATAATGGAAATCTTTGATTGATAAAATTTCCAAATTGCGTTGATATAGCACCAGCATTCCACATCGGATTATTCTTACCTTGTTCAATACTCATATTACATGGAATTGAACCGATTGAGTCCCATAGAAAACATAGATCATAAGGTAATTTTCCTTTTGATTGTTCTGCTAGAATATCTGATATGAATGATGCAACATCTTCGATGGAGTTAAGTGAGCTTCTATCTACATAAATAAAGAAACCTTTATAATCTATAACTTCTCCAGTTTCTGTGTCTGGAATTTCTTCTAACTGAAATCCCATTTTTATTGCATGTTCCCAATTCCATTTCATTTCTGTAATGATAAAAACAGGTAATATTCCCATTTTTTGGCACTCAACAGCGCATTCCAACATTGCTGTTGTTTTTCCTGTATCTGAGTGACCTCTAAGTAGATTAATATGACCCATTCCTATGCCTGGAACCGAAGTAGCATCTTGAAATGATTTAGAAAGTGGTATCCAACGCTGGGATTTGAATTTAACGTTTTTTGTGAGATTTTTTGACTTTTTGAATGTATCAAGGTCAAAAATATTTTTTAGAGAATTGGAAACAATCTCAGTGAGACTGCTTCCACTCTTAGGGGGTCTTCCTGCCATAACTTAATTAGTCTTTAAATAAATCTTCAAATTTGTCAGTGTTCTTTTTCTTAGTAACAACTGTTGATTCAATTGATTCTACTAATGGTAAATCATTACCATTGCTTAAATCTTCTTCTTCTTCAGCCTCAGCTTCTGCAATAGTAGCAGTTGTTTCATCTTCACCTGAATCAGATTGTGGAGCTAACCATTCTTGAAGGATCTTTTTTAGACCATCATAAGTTTGTTTGTAACGCCCTAAGATATCTAAAATATCTGGTTGTTTTGATAACCATATTTCAACTTCTTCTTTATTTTTAGAAAGTGGAGTTTCTTTTGGTTTAATTTGAACTGCTGAAACTATGTTCGCGTTCTTATTATTACCTACTTCACCCTTTTCGACTGTGATTGAGAAATCGCGACCATTAGCTACGTCTGTGTAGTCTCCATAATCTTCATCCTCAGCAATTGAAATTAATTGTTTGTAGATTTTAACACCTACTTCCCATAAACGAACACCCATTGCTTCTTCTCCACGTACTATTACGGGAATAAACACGCGCATTTTTGGGTCTAATTTACCTGCTAATTTCCAATCTTCTTTATCTTTACTTGTGCGTAATTGTTTTACAAAATCAACAATAGGATCTGCTTCACCCCAATTAGTAAGAGCAGCAATAGGGAATTTTGAGAAACCATAATGTAAAAATACCTCTTTGAAAGGATTTGATTTATCGTAAGCCGAAGATACGATACGGATTTGGTGTTTACCTTCTTGAGGCTTCCAATAAACAGCCTTGTAATCGATTTTTTCTTTCTTTCCTGCAGGTTTCTTGGTTAAGGCCTGCATTCTGTTTTTCAATAATGAAATGTCCATACAAAAAATATAATTTTGAATTAATAATCTGAATATATAAAGGAGGTGGATGAATCCCAAGAATTCTTAGGAATTATCGCTAGGAAGGTTCACGATTTTGTGGACTTTAGTATCCAGTTTTCGTAAATCTGAAAATTCATGAGTTAATAGGATAGAATTTTTATGTTCACCCCAATCAACCATGTAAGATTTGTCTAATTTGCCTCCATTTAGCTTTCTTATTAAAGCATTAAGTGCATTGATAGTGTATAACGTGTTTGTTTCTTTTTTGCGATGTACTAGAATTGTATTAGGCATAGGTGATGAAGATACATTTCCCATGTCAATGTTGTAAGTACATATCAATTCGCTGCTTTGTGGAGATTCTAATATAAAAATTTTGCTGTAGAGGACTGTGTAACGATTAGTGATTGCGTAGACCGTGTCGTCTAGCGCATCTAATTCACAAAAGGTACAGAATAACTTGTTATTCAATTCAAACGTCTTTTCCCACATATAAATATTGTTTAGCTCACAAGACCATCGTACGTTTTACCTCTTTTTATTCTTACTGGAAATTGCATTAAGCGTCGAATTTCTTCTATGGTTTCTTCACCATCTTCCTGCGCAAAATCAAATAGAAAAGCATCGTATGTGTATAGTATGATCTTGGTTTTCTTGGTTTCTAAATAATTTAAAATTGCTTTTAAAACGACTATATTTTTCTTGGTTTCTAATGATTGTATTATATAATTTAATAATTTTGGTGGATTTAATTCACCTAATTCTTCT